CTGGTCCGGGGTGACCTGCGGCGTTTCGTACATCTTCCGACCCGGCTGAGTGATCTTAGGCATACGTTTCTCCTTAGGCGACCACGTTAGCGAGCGGCAGAACCGAGTAGTCAATCGTGATGAGATTGACCGACGACGTGTCCGTGCCGTTCACAACGTAGATCTGATCGCCCTGGTTGATGGCGAGGCCGTTCAGACCCGCCGAACCCGTGGACGTGTTGAGCGCCACCTGCGCCACCGCACCGATCTGACCCGTCGCCGTGCCGTTCGCAAACAGCGTGTCGACGTAGAAAGGACCGATCGTGGAGGTCGACAGGGACGGCGCGACGCCGGCGGAGGCCGTGTTGGTGATGCGGATCAGCGAGAGCTGCGACGCGTTCACGTGGACGGTGGCCGCGGTTGAGGAACCCGCGTAGTTGTAGTACTGGGTCGCCGTGTAGGTCGAGGTGCCAGCCGTGGTTGTATAGGCGTTGAGCCCGAACAACAGCATGTTGGCGTGTGCCACGAACTTGCCCGAGACGCCGCCCGAACCCGCCGTCATCACGGTGGCGAAATTGCCACGCGCGATGTAGGCGGCGTTGTCGTAGGCCATATTTTTGGTCGTATTCTGAAGTGACATTGCTATTGCTCCTTAGGCCTGCGAGTCCCACTTCACGATGCGGGTGTTAATCGCAGCCGTGTGGACGATGCCGAAACCGCCGAGGTAGTACCAGGCGATGCCCTTGCTGCGACCGTAGTCGGTCGGAATCTTGCCGCGCATTTCCTCAGGAACCGCGATGGCTTCGGCCACCGTGTCGTTACCGAAGAAGAAGATCCAGTCGGACTGACCGTTGGTCCACGCGTTTGTGGTGATACCGTCTGTGCCGGTACCTTTAGAAATTGAAGTCTGCTCCACGTAACGTGTATTTTCGTATCGGCCAATTTCTCCGTTCATAATCAGGTTAAAACCTGTGTCGGAGTACTGGTGGATCGTCTCAAGGTTGTTCTTGAGGGTACGCAGCGTCGTCGGCCATGCAATCGCGTAGTAATCGTCCGCGATGTACGCCGGGATATTGCGCTCCTTCATCGCGTCCACAATCGCCTTGGCGTGGGCGTTGCTGAACGCAATGGAGTTTGTGCCGGTGACCGTGCCGTTCGTGTACAGCGTGACCGCAGTCGCCGAGGTACCGCCCGTCGGGATGGCGCGCAAGAGCGTCTGGTTGAACTGCGTCCACGCGCCGCGGTCAAGGTACTTGACGCAATCGTTCTTGAGCACCTTCTTGATGACGTCCTCAACCGGGAACTTCGACAGGTTGTCGAGCTTGCCCGAGTACGGAACGCTGTTGCCAGCTTCTGTGACCGTCAGGGTACCCTGCACAATCGTGAAGTTGGTTTCCGGCATCGTGTTCGTTTCAACGAGGACGGCGCCAGCCGCCGACACGTCCGAGAACACGTCCCACGTGAAGGTGTCACCCTTCTTCTTGCCCTGCTGAGAAATGTCATGAACGTCAGCGAACTGACGGAACTTGACGAGAGGCTGCACGTTAGCGCGCAGTACGTTCGAGAGCTGACGGCTGTAGAGGTAGCCGCCGAGGCTGTTAACAGCCCAAACTTGACCTGCCATGTGGCGAGACTCCTAGTGTTGGCCTCGCCACCATGACGAGGTTTTTAACGTCGATGCACGATAGGGCGAGCTTGACCGCGGAGCTGTGCCATCTTGGCGATGGACATCTCATACGTCTCATTCTCGTCCTCTTCGGCCTCATCCAATTGCCGTCCACCGGCCACCGGAATCGACCGAACTGACGCCTTGCGCTGCTCTTTGTCGGCTCGACGCTGCGGATCAGCAGCTGGCGCACTCGGTCGGCCTCGCAATGCCCGCGCTTCTTCGCCAACCTGGCGGAGTCGCTCCTTGAAGTCCATGTCCGGGTTGGCCTGCGCTAACTGCGAGTCCTTCCAGACCATGTATTCCTTCAAGCGGGGATCCGATAGCTCTGCCGAATATTCCTTGTCAAACCAATTAACAGCTTCGCGAAACGTCAACCGACCATCAACGCGCTCGTCCACAAGTCTCGCAACGTCCGCCGTGGCGGATGGTCGCTCAATGGCCTGTGCCAACTCGTCAATCGCCTCTTGCTCACCCATAATCGCGCGGTTGAGCAGTTCGCGCACGCGGCCTCGATCCGCGCCCGCCGACTCGTCCCTGTGGGATGGAGTGGCGCTGAGGTTATTTTTAACAAGTTCCTTGGCCGAACGCAAGTATTCGTCAGCCGCGGACACCTTTGACGCGTTCTCACGCAGCTGCTGGAGCGTCAGCCACCGCTCCTGACCGTTGACGATCAGGCGGTAGTAGGTCTCGCCGTTGGTGACACGGACGTCGTCAGCGCCGGCAGCGCGGGCTTCGTCCAAATCGCGGTCCTGCTGCTCGGCTTCGGCCACAATCGTGCCGTCATCCTGCTCAGTCTCGCGTTCGCGGCGCGGGCCCTGCTCGGTCCACGCCTCGTCTTCCAGATCTTCCATGCCGTCAGCCGACTTTTTCTCGTCAGCCTGGTTGGCGATGGCGTTGAGACGTTCCAAGCGCTCGTCGTTGCGCTGTTTGTTGGCAGCTCGAGCTTCGGCCTCACGCTTGGCGCGGGCTTCTTCATCGGTCATTTGTTCAGCCATTATTCATCCTCCTTCAGCATTTCCAACGATTGACGCCCCATGTCCACGGCATGGCCTAGCCATTGCGTGAAATTGCGCGCCCAGTAGATCCGACTGCGAATCTCGCGAATCTGGCGGTCCTCAAGGACGCCGACACCCGAAATTAGCTCCTCAATGGCCGTCTGCTCGTCGTGTTTGGCCTTTTGGAGCAGGTAATCACCGATATCGGACGTCAAAAAGTCCTCAACCTGCTTCCCAAAAACCGCTGTACGGACCAGCGGCTCGTCTGGATCAATGTGCCTCCCCATTTATGCCCCTTTTATGCAGGTTTCTGCATATTTTGCGGTTGTGCAGCCGCCTGTTGCGCCTGCAACTGCGCCTGATGCTCGGCCTGATCCTTGGCGGCCAGATGGCCGGCGTACAGCTTGATGTTCTCGTGCTGATCTTCTTTGTCGGCCAGCAGCAGCTTGACGATGTTGGACTGAGTCGCCGTCTCGCGCTTGACCGCATTGGCCTCGGACTTGTCCCGACGCTCTATCATGAGCTGCTGCAACTTCATCTGAAGCTGCTTGAGCTGCATTGCCTGCGCTGCCTTCTCAGGATCGTTGCCCATGCTGAACCGCTCTCCGTCACTGTAACCCGACAGCGCCATGACTTCCTTGAACACTTCCTCAAGGTTGACGCCCGGCGGCGGCTTCAGGCTGATCTTGGCAAATGCCATGATGCCGGACAGGAACTTCTGCATCTTGGTCACCGGGTCGGTGTTGCCCATGCCGACGTTGACGTTGACCGTCATCTCGCGCTCAAGCATATCGTCGGTGACCTTGTCCATGCCGAACTTCTGGAACTGCTTGGACTTCTTGCCGGCGATCTCCAAGACCGTATGATCGGTTTCGTAATGCTGCTCGAGCAGCACCAGTTGGCGCAGGACGGGCGCGATGAACGTCTCGCAGTACGTCATCAGCATGTAGTCGGTCAGTAGGTTGGCGGGCGCCTGAAGCAGCGTCATCGCCCTGGCAGGTTCGCGCGGGCTGCGCTGGGTGCTGACGGATGCGGCGCTGAAGTTGCCCACCAGCTCGTCAAAGTTGGCGTTGTTCCGATCTTCTTCAGCGTAGGCCGATGCGGTTATGTCGGGCCAAGTGTTTTCCACAACGTCGGTCGCGGGGTCGTCCATGAGAACGACGCGTCCCGGTACGTTCCGGACAAGGGCGGGAAGGTCGACGTTTTTACCACGCTTGGCAAAATAACCTTTGTTGAGTACGAATTTAACATTGTCGAGACGGCTGTTCTTAATTTCGTTGATTTCATCCTGCAGCCCCTTCACCATTTGCGGGATCGTTGACGGTATCGGTCGGTGCGTTTCCACGTTGGCGACGCCGAACACGTACGGGCGCTTGCCGTGAAACACGGTGGCATCCAAAGGCTCCGGATCGGTCAGCATCTTGTCGCTGTTGAGCGTCCAGAATTGGTAGTCGGTGCCGTTCCAACGATGGATATGGCGATGCACCCAAACGATGTCGTAATCGCTGATCGTGCGACGCTCCATGTGGGGATCCTGAGCGACGCCCGTACGCGCTCGACGGGTGCTGTCATCGGTCATCGGCGAGATCAAGGCGCTGTCGGGGTACTTTTTCCACTGGCGCCCCTTCGGATCGGGACGCTCCATGCGCTGCTTCACGTCCACCGCGTACATCGGGATGATGTGGATGATGTACGGGCTGCTGTTGACCGGGTCGGTCCAGTTGGCAGACGGGTCGAACCGGAAATTCTCAATCGGGATGAGGTCAATGCACGGCTTATCGTCCGACCGAATCAGCTTGCCCTTGGCATCCTTCCGCATGGCATAGCGCCAGTGGACGTGAGCCACGCACGCGCCTTGAACCTGCGCGTCCTGTAGACCGCCCATGCACACCTGAAACCACGGGATCGACTTGGTAAGCCGATACTGGATCAGCTGCTGCATGACGTCAGCCGATACGCGCTCCACCTCGTCGTTGCCGTTGACCGGCGTGACCGAGATGCGGTCGAGGTTGCTGAAAAATGCCGCTGCCGCAGCCGCTTCGTTCTTGCGGATGATCGCCCTGGTCTTGGGGACGAATATGTTGGACCGCTTACGGAATATCTCGCTGTTGTATTTCGAGTCCGACGGGTGCGTGTTGTTGAACGCCTTAATGGAGTTGTCCCAGGCGCCGCGGTAGTTCGTGTCAACGAATGACGTGCTGAACCGATACGCGTCTTGCGCCCGACGCTTCCAGTTCGGTTGCTCAGGGTCAAAATCGTCGTACTGATCCTCGGGACTGACTTGCTCGGGCATGATGCCTTCGCCGTCCTGCTCGTTCGCCATGTAGTCAAGATGCACGTCACCCGCCGGCGGGTCTTTGATGCTCGGCGGTTGCGGACGCCACTGGGTGCTGTCGGTCATGTGAAGTTGCTCGTTTGTTTATAGCGCCATGCTTTAGGCACCTGTGGCTCCCGACCGTCCCATGCCCCGCGCGGTAAATCGAACGCTTCGAGCAGCTCGCCGCCGAAACGTATGCAGGATTCGCGGATCTCGTCCGGCGTCCCCAGTTTGTTCTTCGGGAGGAGGCTGCTGAACCCTTCCTTGCCCAATGTGTTGGCGACCGCACCCGCGATGGCAAGGTGTCGCACGACGATGCCACCGCCTTGGAAGCCGATGACCCACGGGTGATTCGGATACGCCTTGTTGAGCGCGTCGCCCACCTTTTGGGCCAGCTCGAGCTGCGTCAGTTCTTCGGGGTCGCCCGCCTCAAGGACGGTGTTGAAGTCGGCGTGGATCATGGGGTGTCCTTAGTTCGGAACGTCTGCCGCTGCGCGACTCAATTCGTACCAATATGTTCCATTGCACTTAAACGTGATTGAGCGATTGTTG